TGACGCCTGTACCTCCCTCGGCCCATGCCTTGGCAGAGTGATCTGATGTTGCCCCGCTAACTCCTCCATTTGTTTTCTGCGCATAGTCTTTTGATGAGCCACCTGTCGATGCCTGAGTGCCTTGTGCATATTCTTTACTTGAGTAAGAGGTTGTATCAACAGTTCCGGAAGTTTCGATGGCCCACTCTTTGGATGCGCCACGACTTGCCGTGTCCGTTACGTCTGTACCGCCAATCGCCCACGCCTTACTACTGTAATCGGTAGAGTCAACGATTCCGGTAGTCTTACGCGCCCACTCGCGTGCCTCAGAAACATTGATCATCAATTCCCACTTTGCAGCGGATAAGTCTGTTGCCCATGTACCTGAAGTGTGGGCGACAATACATATGTACAGGTTATCTGTGTTAGCGCCTGCCGCGCCATCAACGACCACATCACGCAAGGTATATGCTGTTGATGTTGCCCAAGTTCCTTCCCAACTACCCACACCGGCCTGCAACTCCAGAGCACCAGCGGTATCAAACCCCAATGCTTTGGTTGCCCTAGTTGCGGCGTTTGCGGTTATTTCAAAGTCCGTTTGAGGAGAGCCTTCATCTGGAAGTTTGAGCGCCCGCTTGAGATTGGTTTGTCCGGTATCCCAAGCAGTAACCAGTGCATCAAAATCCGACTTAACAACGTCGCCCCTCGCTAGGGTTCCCTGTGTATAAGAACCCTGTCTAGTATAATAATCGTTAGCCATTTAGCGCCTAATCCTCCGTGGCGAATAATGCACAGTTACTCCCTGCAATGTATGCGGCTGTTCATATGTAGCCTCAGAAAGAATGAGTAACCCCATATTCGTCCCCACGCCTTCTATATTATTCTCTGCTGTAGAAATTACAGCGGAACTCCAGTTGAATGTGTTCCAATTATGTATATTCCAATAACCGCCGCCACCACTAATAGAAACTGACTGCTCCCTAGCGGCGGGAACAAGCGGGTCGTCATACGAATATGCCGGGACAAACTTCAGAGTAACGTCTGTATCTGCCGACATTTCAAAGTGAATCTTCCTAAATCTTTTATTTCTGGTTGGCGTATCGTAGTGGTAGTAAGATAATCGCAACATCGCCTCCACTTTCGAGCCATCAAACGATGTACCCTTATCCATCTGGTAAACGTATCCATCGTCCGACCCAAAAAATAGAATCTCGTTACCATCTGAGTCTTCTGCCGAACAAACGGTATAAACCACCTTTCCAAGATCAACCCTTATAAAGCCAGCAAGTTTGTTCCCAGCAAACGTTCCGTAGATGGCAGAGCCGTCAGTAAAAAACAACCGATACTGCCCTTTTGACCTAACCCTTACAGATGCAATAGACGTACCTATCTTTGAGTCAATAACAGGCTTTATCTTCTTACTCAAAGACGATATTGCAAAATCGCCGAAAGCATTTACAGCAGACAGGTTTGTTACACCCCTGTCATCCAGATAAATGATCTCAGTCAGGTCTTGTATAGTGTGCTCAACTGCTCCAGACTGATTTGAGAATGTTTTTAGATTCCAATCAAGGCTGCTGGTTCCATAAAGTATGTAAGTGCGATTACGGTTAAATATAGCCATTGCATCGCCACGCATAACCTGCAACCCGGTAATCTCATCACCAGTTCCAAGTTCTGCCGCACCACTTATAACCGTCCAAGAATATGGCTCACCTATACCGGAGTGCTGTAAAGAACCCTTATGAAAAGCCAGAAACAGTTGCTTCTTATGCGAGGCAATATGCACCGGAGTATCGACCGACATTCCCGTAAAGATTGGAACCCAGTATGTTCCGTCATACTCAAATGCTGTATTGAATCCGTCACACCCATACATCCTGTTGGTTGTGGCGCTTCCTCCAAAGTTGTAGTTGACAAACTTGTATCGACCACTTGGGACCAGCGCAACAACCACCCGCGCCTCGTTCGATAAAGCCCTGTGGGCGAAAATAGATGCGGCGGACAAATGGGATGCTGCTGTAGTGCCGTGAGCGCCACGAACACACCCGGTAAGGCTTGTGGTTCCCGTTTTGCCCGTATAGGTTATTAACTCTGAGCCTATGGCTACGGTTCCAGAATCAGGGAAATCTGTTAAATCGGCGACGGGAATAACCGTGACCGACGAATTGATTCCGCCCGATAGTTGATCGTCAAACTTATATAAAGTTTGGTTGTCGGCAAACGCATCTAGTGCCGCAGTGGCGGTGGCGCCAAGACCAGAGCCGCCAGTTATTGTTATTGTTGGAGCGGAAGTGTAGTTTGATCCGACATTGGTAATGGTAATTCCAGTGACTGCCCCAGCCCCAATAGTGGCTGTTCCGGTAGTTTGAAAATCATCTCATGACGCCGTTGCGGTCGCTCCAGCCCCCGGCCCGCCAAAACTTATAGTTGGCGTCGCTAAGTAACCCGAACCTTTATTGGTGATCGTAATTCCTGTGACTGCGCCAGCGGCTACAATGGCCGTCCCTAACGCAGTAGTTCCACCAACAGGGGCCGCTGTAAAAGTAACGGTCGGCGCCGTTGTGTACCCAGACCCACCTCCTGTTATCGACGTAGAGGCAACCCCCATACCACCGGCTGGCGCAGAAAAAGCAACGGTAGGAATGCCGGTGTACCCTGATCCGCCAGCCGTTATTGTCGTGGATGCTGTTCCATGTTTCACGTCAGAAAGAACAAACAAACCTTCAGCATCAACAATAGCGTAAGTTCCAGCCCTTACAACTATGCGCCTGACAGTGGCTGTGGTATTCGTTCCGTTCTGCTTTATCGTGTCGCCTTCCGAAAAGGCTTCACTGCCTCGGTCAAACTTTATATATGAACCAAGATCAACCTCAGACCATCCGGCAGCAGAAGCCTTGTGCATTACGCACGCTGTGCCACCAACATTATTTCTGAATGCGTAAGTAACTCCGTTATATACCCAAACTCCACGGATCGCTCCTGACCCCGGCACAACACCAATCTTTGATCTCGCCCTTTCTATTGAAGCCTGAGAATATGTATCATCGAGGGCATCTGTTGATGCTCCGAGAGACTTTTCGACCGCCTTCACCACAGCAACAGTCGAGGCACTGACTTGAATATTCTCTCCCACCTGAAAACTATCCGTGAGTAGAGCAATCACCATATATCCAACTGCGTCATTGCCAGCGTAAGAGCCACTTTCTACGACTGAAGTAGAAACAAGTTCAGCGGTGGCGCCGGATATAGAGCCGGTAATTATATTTGTATCTACTGTCGCAGTAGTTCCGGTCTGAAACTCAAGTATCCAGTGAATGCTTTCGGATGGCTTTACCCGTCCATCGTATCGCTCGAACCCATCTATGCGACGATAACCACCCTCTGGGTAAACCTCATAGTTCTTCCCATACAAGAGACTTCCGGGCGGCGCTGATAAAGCGGGGTCGGTAAGGATTTCCCCACCCTCAAAAGCAAAGTACTTCGCCCGCATGGACGACGCGGGGAAATTACTCCGACTAACAGTATCAGAAAAAATATTTGGCATTACATGACCTGAATAACTTCGTTCGTATCAACGCTACTGAGTCTTCTCAGTCTCTGATCTGGGAGAGACTGCGCCTCCAACTTATCAAGAATGTCTGAATACTCTGCGGATGCAGCCAAAAGAATCTCCGGCGCCTCTTCCCTCTCAGCCCACATTGTTTTCGCACGCGAAACAATAATTCTGTGGTACTGGGAAGGTATTGAAGACGAGTCTGTATTAGCGGCCATCCTCGTTGGGGTTTTCCAGTAATCAGCCGTGATCGTGTAAGATTTGTCCGGGTTTGGATATACGATAATGGATTCATCCGGCTGAACAATCACATTCGACGGAGTTGAATTCGTTTGGGTTCCCTGCCTCTGCGAAGACCTGTAATCCGTATAAGTAAGCGGCGTCAGGTTTGTATAGTCGTCAGAGGTGTAGTCAAGAAAAAATGAACGCATATCCCAAGTCCCAAGATCAGTGGGCTTAGTTAATGCAGGCGCGGATGTGCCGGTTGAAAGCGTAGAGGAGTACTGCGCCCAAAGAAAGTTCCAATCCTTCCACAATCCTTGAATCTGATGATCGGATTCGGCCACATAATCAATTATTGATTTTAATTGGCCCTCTTGGCCCACAACTGTGCTTGGGCCTGTGCCTGATACACCAACCTCCAGCCTAACTGTTTGACAAAGTTCTAAGAACGTCATATTTCAAATTTCTGTGATATTCAATAGCATTAAAAACCGTTTTCGGCTCTACCTTGGCGGCGCACATTGCGCCCCCTGTTTCCAAATCCCTGTTGCAATGGTTAAATCCCCAGTGCATCATGTGGCATGGATAACAAGGAACATCCTCTGCTGATACTGCCGTTGTATTCACCCAGTACTTAGTTAAATTTTCTTCTGACGAATGGCTCAATAAGCAAACTTTTGCTACGTCGTCAGCGCTAACTCCATTGAGAACTCCCGTCTCCGGGCCAATAATTAAATCGCATTGCTGTGCAAACGCTAAAGTTTTTCTTATCTCCCACACTGCACTTTTGCAAAAAACCCTGTCTTCTTTCTCCCACCCTTGTTCTAGGATTTTACAAATAGCGTCGCCGACCATAACGAAACGAACATTAGGCCACTCCACAAGCGCCCTAGCCATTACGGAATCCAAGTGTGGGTACGCCTTGTGTACTGAAGACCCAGAAAGGGCAACCATAATGACGTAATGGTGTGACCCAAGACGCATCGCTCGTCGCTGCTTTGCGACCCATTTCCTTTCTGAATGCGTCTGGAAAAATCTGTTATTGAAGGTGTACTCAACACCAGCCGCATCATGCAGCGCCTCACCATAGTTCTTATTCAGTTTTTCGTGGCGCTTATCCGTGTCCCAGTAATATATCTTCTGCTTTGGGACACACAGTAAGTTGTGTTCTATTACCAACCCAAGATTTGCAAACTTGGAAAATAATGGCTTTATGCGGTCCCAGTATGGACCCAGTTCCTCATTGGGAACCTGATTCGTTTTCTGAACAAATAATTCGTCTATGTTGGGATCGTTTCTTAAAATCTGTTCCCCGATCTCCGTAACATTTACACAGACTTTATAACCCTGTTTTTTCAGCAATGGGAATACAGAACTTATCTGCAACTGATCCCCGTAACCACCGTAGCGAACGACACATGCCGTGTTCTCCCGATTCCCACCAAGTTCTTCGTCAGATAGGTCTTGCCATCTGTTCGTACCAACTTTAGAAGAAGTCGGTAAATTAAAAATCTTCACTTAGCCTTAATACGGGTTGACCACATCAATGGGGGGGTCGTTCTTTGTTGTGTCAATTACGCAAGCCGCCATTGCATCGTCCCACCTGTACCCATCCCGCCCCTCGCATTCTGCTTTTAGGCGTTTGACGGTTGGGTCGCTTACATTGGATTGCGCGTCCTTCTCCTTTAGGCCGACCTCCTGCATCAACGAATCTAGGTCTGTCTCTATATCAATAGCGGTATAACTCAACCCCATCTCGTCCAACATTCCGGTAAGCGCCATCCCCAACACCCCTGTTGTTCCGCCCACAAGACCCATAAGCGTGCCAGCTTGGGTTTGCGTAGCGGATAAAGCGCCACTTAACAAACCGCCTTTCTTGCCCTTTTCCGCACTTACCTCCGCGCTGTGGGCTTTAGACAGGGAGTCAATGTCGTCTTCATGCTTATCTTTGAACGCCTGCACCATATTCTGCTTTTCTTGTTCGGTGTGGCGATCTTTCTGATAGCTGAAACCCCAAAGGTTAGCCGGATTTGTGGACCTTACGTTAGCGGTGAGTTGCTGCAACTCATTTCTTATGGCAATGGCTTTAGCCGTGTGGCGGGTAGGTAGGTCGGCCTGCCTCTTGTCGAAGTCCTCAACCATAGCTTCGAGGTCTTCTGTCTCATAGGCAGAGTAATCAATC